GGAAATAATTTGTCCGCACAGAAAGTCAAAGAGTTGACAGTGCAGGCATCAAGCCGAGTCCATTCCGAAGTGAGCAATTTTTGCGACACTGAGGCGGCAGAGTTACTGCGAAAAAGAAAAGCAGCTGGCTCCAATAAAAGAAAAGTATCGATCACTGCCCTGATTACCGAGGAGCAGATGTCCGAATTGGAACGATTGTATCCGGAACTCGACCTCGTGTTCCAGGTAGATTCGTATCACGCACATGGCGTAGCTGCAGCAGCACGCCAGTGTGAAAATGAAATTTTGATAATACGGTCCCGAGCCGGCACTCTACGCGTAGTAGATGCTGGCGGAAACTGCGGGCAATATGTCCGCAGATTATACAAGGTTCATTCTTGCCGACCAACGCTGTCCCTTAGGGATATGCAGAGGTTAGTGAAACTTGTAGTGCAGTTGAAAGAGATCAGCTGTAAAGGAAACCCAGGCCAGCGAGAGGCCGCCGCGCGTGCTTTGCGAGCGGTCCCCAAACATATATTACTTCAGTGTGGGATCACAGACATTGAGACGGATGACCATCAGAACCCATACCTCTGCTTACGCAGTTGTGAGCACTGTAAAGAGCCCGCCGACTCTATCATAACCTGTCACTCTGCTTACGATTTTACATTTCAACAGCAGTGTGCAGCACTCGAGTCACACGGTGCGACATCATTATACGGTTCGTTTCTCTTCGAGCCTGCTATGCTCGTCCAAAAGAGTGGGCATTCCCCATTTCTGAACTATGAGTGGGAGATTACCATTCGTTTCTGTGATCAACACCACCCGCTAGGTGGTCAACCATGTAGCAAAGTGATTTGTCCCGGACATTCTATAATTGATTATTCTTTTAGAGATGACGCGTCATTCACATATCGTCACGATTTTGCAAACATACTATACATGATTAAGACCATGCACCATACTACAAAGGCCCATACATACGTGCTCGAACTCCACGAGAACAGAGCCGGTGTACAATTTTACGAGATCACCAGGTGTCCCGTGCAAAGCGTGCCATCATCATACCTAGCAAGAAAACTACACTTCACAAGTCTCAATGAGACTATTTTTGTGCGTGTTTATCGTTATAACCATTACGCTTCCGAGGAGGCGAGGAAACTTTATACTCGCATCGAAGCTTACCCCGCACGCATCGTCACACAAGGACGGCGTTATTGCTCCACACACAAAGAGGCGG